GTCGCAAGGTCCTACAAAATTAGCCAAATCCGAAGAAATCCAAGAAAAACCGAAGCGTATAAGAACTGATTATATGCGTCAATTGATGGCGAAGAAAAAAGCCGACGAACGCACAATTACAATCCATGCCATAAAAAATCCTGAATGGCGTGAAAAATGTAAAAATTCGCTTTGGTTATTCGGGATAACCTATTTCAAAAATCGTATGTATTTACCGCCTGCAAAAATCCATGAAGAAATGGCTGAATCTTTACAGCGAATTATTTTACACGGTGGTAATGAAGCAAAAGTTTATCCACGAGGTAGCGCAAAAACAACATGGATTGAAATTGCAGCGTGGTGGGCTTTGCTTTACGGACATAGAAAATTCGTTGTTGTAATTGCTGGAACAAAAGAATTGGCTGAGAATATACTAAAAGATATGAAGGGTGAAATGGAATCAAATCCTTTGTTTCTTGAAGATTTCCCGGAAGTTGCTATTCCAGTTAAAAAGTTAGACGGTGTTTCAGCAAGGGCTTTGAATATGTCATTGAAAGTTGATAAAAATACGGCTATTCCGATTGGCTGGGAGTGGAAGAATGCGGCTGTAACATTGCCGAGAGTTCCAAATTCGCCTTCCTGTGGCTCCCGAATCGTGGCTCGTGGAATCACTGGTCATTTACGAGGATTGATTTATAATGACAAAACGACTGGGATTAGTATGCGTCCCGATCTGGTTTTAGTAGACGATCCACAGACACGGGAATCATCAAGCAGTCCCAGACAGATTAGAACAAGATTATTGACTATAAATGGCGATATAATCGGGTTGGCTGGTCCACAACGTAAAATCGCTTGTAGTATAAACGGCACAATCATTAAGCGTAATGATGTAATGGACCAGTTGACAAACAGACAATTGAATCCCGCTTGGAATGGAATTAGATGTCCGATGGTTATTCAGTGGGCTAAAAGGCATGATGATTTATGGCTTAAACAATATTCCGAATTACGAAAAAATGCGCAACGGAACGGTGATACTTCCGCAAAAGAAGCAACAGACTTTTATAAGGCACACAAACAAGAAATGGATGAAGGTGCGATTGTCTATTGGCCTGAACGATTTAATGCCGATGAAATATCTGGCATTCAACACGCCTATAACTTACTCATTGATTATGGCGACAATTCATTTTATGCCGAATATCAAGGAGACCCGAAACCAGATTTTCCAACGCGTTGGGAAATTGATGAGGACACTGTTTTATCCAGATTATCAAACATACCAAGAGGTGTAGTTCCGAATGATTGTAGTTCTTTGATAATGACGGCTGATGTTAACCTTTACGGAATAAACTGGGTAGTAATCGGCTGGACTCAATTGGGTGCAGGTTATGTTGTGGATTGGGGCAAATATCCCGGGGGTGAACGAAGCGAAATTTGGAACAACAAAATGAATGTAACCGAAGAACAAGCAATTTATAACGCAATTCAAGCGACTTTGATTGATGTCTTAAATAGACCTTATGTAAATCAATCAAACGAACGCATAAAGATATCTCACGTCGGATTTGACTGCGGTTATAAAGGCAATGTAATCAATTCTGTTTTGCAGGCGAATAGGTCCAAATTCGTTGGAACTATAATCCTACCAGTTAGAGGTTTGCCTACTAAATCTTATAAGCCGATTCAAGCATTACGTAAAGGAAGCGGCTGGCATGTTGGAACTGTAACTGGCTTTCAAGCATTGGTTATAAACACCGATGTTTATAGGCAAAAAATGCAGCGTGGATTTTTATTGAACGTCGGCTCACCTGGTGGTTCTATTTGTCTTTACGGAAATAATAAGGCAAATCATTTAATCCTTGCCGAACATATCTGCGCCGAAAGGAGTGTTGATGTTCTGGTAGGCGAAAAAATGGGCGAAGTGCCGATCTGGAGTTTAACTCCGGGTAAAAGAAACGACCTTGCAGACGCATTAACTTACAATTTTGCACTAGCAAATTACGCTGGGATTGCGTTTGATGATGTTTTAAAACAGTCAATAGATGCTGAAAATAAGCCGAAATCTCCGCAAAATCAGCCGCAAACAGGTAATAAAACACCTGTTCAACCCGTAATTCAGAAGCCGCATCCTGTTATTTCGGCTTATAAACAAAGGCAAAAAATGAGAGGCGGCGGCTTTGCAAACTCATGGCGCTAAAAAATATTTTAAAAATTTTAATTTTTTGTGGCGGATTTTACCCCTTTCAAGCGTATATATATAAGTGAGGGGGCATATAGATTTTGAATTGGAGGGCTTTGATGTCAAATTTAGTTACGCCGAAAGAAATAACGCAAAATACGACTGTTGAGTGGACTATACAGTCCGATGACTATCCCGCCAGTGATGGCTTTACGGCTACTTTTACATTGATTTCGGCTAGTGGTAATTTAAGCGTTGATGCGTCAACAAACTCAGATGGCTCTTCTTATGACTTTGCATTAACGCCGCCGACACAAACAGCGGCATTATTTCCGGGCTATCACGAATATCAAATTGCTGTTGATGATGGAACAGATCGCTATGTAATTGAATCAGGTTATATTTTAGTTCTTCCAGATTTAGCGACCACGCAAGTAAAAACTGTTGATGGTAGAACTCCTACAAGACAGAGATATGAAGCGTATGTAAATCTTTTGACGAATGAAGCGTATATTAAAACAATGGGACCAGACCAGATTGCGGCTCTTGAAGAAATGGTTAGGCGATTGGAATGGGATTTAAGACGTGAAGCGGATGTTGAACGTGCTAAAAGGGGCGAAAATGTTTCACGCAAACTTTATGTGAGGTTTAAATAATCATGGCGACAAAAAGAAAAGTGAAAAAAGTTACGCAGGCCAAGAGAGTTAAAATAATGCCTGTAAAAAGGGCTTATGAAGCCGCAAGGATTTCACGACTATTTAACGACTGGAGGGTAGGGACACAAAGTATAAACGATGACTTACAACAAGCACTTGTAACATTACGCAATCGTGCAAGAGACCTTGAACAAAATGATGATGTGGTGAGAAGATATTTAGCACTGGTAGAAGCAAATGTAGTTGGGCAGGCAGGATTCACACTCAGATTAAAAGGCGATAATCAAGAAGAAATATCATACATCCGTGAAAAATTCTACGAATGGTTAGACAATTGCGAATTAAGTGGACGTTACACGGCGGCAGAATTGCAAAGGGTGATGATTAGAACATGGGTGAGAGATGGTGAAATACTTGGAATATTCCGACGTGGGGGAAACTATAAAGATGGGCTTGGATTGCAATTCCTTGAAGCCGATTATCTCAATGAACAAGCAAACGATAAAAACATAAAATTAATAATGGGTGTTTATCTTGATGCATTTGGAAAACCGATAAAATATGAAATTCTAAAAGAACTATCCTCCAGTTTGAAAAATAGGGCTGGCTCAATTGTATATCCAGCAGAAGATATATTACATGCATTCAAAGTTGAAAGACCGGGACAGGTTAGAGGTGTTACATGGCTGGCCGGTGTAATGACGACTTTAAAAATGCTACACGGTTATCAGGAAGCGGAATTGGTTGCGGCTAGAGTTGCTAGTTGTCAGATGGGGTTTTACAAAATCCCGCCGGGGGAAAATTGGGCGAATGATGGAACAGATAGCGATGGCTCGGCTTTAAGCGATGCTGCGCCTGGTGTATTTGAACGAATGCCTACGGGCTGGGAGTTCCAGCAATTCACGCCGCAACATCCTACCAGTCAATATGGTGATTTCATAAAAGAAATCAAAAGGGAAATTGCAGGCGGTTTAAATGTAAGTTATAGCGCACTTGCGAACGACGGCTCTGATGCAAACTATTCTTCAATGCGTGAAATGTCAATTCTTGAAAGAGAGAATTGGAAAGTTTGTCAGGATGCTTTTGCAAGACAGGCGATGAGACGGTTATATCGTGAATGGATTAAAACGGCTGCGCTTGCTGGCGTTTTTGATTTTGATGTTGAACAATATGTTGAAGCGGATTATTGGACTGGAAGGACCTGGCCGTGGGTTGACCCAGAAAAAGATATTAAAGCAAGGACGATTGAAATTCAGTTGGGATTAACTTCTCCAAGCATATTAGCGGCTGAGAGGGGTATTGATTATGTGGAAACTTTAAAACAGTTGAGGGAAGATGAAAAGGCAAGAGAAGCATACGGTTTGCCTTCATTGATGAATATTCCAGCGACTGATAAGAAGGGAGTGTAGTTATGCCAGAAGTACATCGTAAAGCGCCCGAGGGAAAAGTCCATACGCAGTCAATGCGTTTTAAAAAAGATAAATGGACAAAAACAGAAGCGGAAAAATGGGTAAAGGAACATGATGGTTATATTGACGGCTATGATGAAGCGTTGAATGAACACAGATTCCGTCAATATGACCCGGAAGATGATAAGTTTGAATATCGGGCATTGACAAAAGATTTACCTAAGGGTGTTTATTTCATTGTCGGTTATCCGAAAAGAAAGAAGGATTTATCACTGGACGAAATTAAACAATTCTATCGTGAATCCAAAAACGAACAAACAATCTTGCACAGAACGATTGATTTGGTTGGCAATGAATGTGATGTTGAAAAAAGAGTTATAAGTTTAGCATTTGCTTCCGAACAGCCAGTTAATCGCTGGTATGGGAAAGAAGTGCTTTCAATGAATCCAGAACATTGCGACCTGTCAAGATTAAGAAACAAAGCACCATTGCTTTTGCAACATGACCCGTCGCAATTGATTGGTGTGATTGAAAGTGCTGAAATTGGAAGCGATAAAGTTGGTCGCGCTATTGTGAGATTATCACGAAGAGACGATGTAAAGGATGTGATTATTGATATTGATGATGGAATTCTGACAAAAACATCTGTTGGTTATATGCTCAATGATGTTGTTAAAGAAGAGTGGAATGAAGACAAGACAGAAAGAACTATTACATGGAGTTGGACTCCTTTTGAAATTTCGTTGGTAAGCGTCCCTGCCGACGATAGTGTTGGCGTGGGGCGTGGTGTGTTGCCGGCGTTTGATCCGTCGGCGGATGTTCAAACAAAACAAATGCCGACGTTAAAAGCGTCGGAGGAGGTTATTATGCCTGAAGTAAAAGAAGAAGCAAAAGTGGCGATAGATGTCAACGCCGAACGTGAAACCGCTGCAAAGGTTGAACGTGAACGTATTGCGGAAATAATTAAAATCGGAAAAGCGTATAAATGTGAAGAACTGGCTCAGAAAGCAGTTTCCGAAGGAACTGGACTTGATGATTTTAGAAAGCAAGTTCTGGAAGTTCTTTCCAAACGTCAGCCTGAAAGTCCTGCAATTGGCATGAACGAAAAAGAAATCAAAGAATATAGTTTCGTCAAGGCCATTCGTCATCTGGCTGGTGATAGGTCGGTTGATGCTGGGCTGGAAATTGAAGCAAGCAATGCGGTCGCTCGCAAACTCGGTCGTCCTGCGAAGGGCTTATTCGTTCCGTTTGACGTGCAGGTTGGGAAGAGAGACCTTCAAATCTCTGGCGGAACTGGTGCTTATTTTGTAGAGACAAAAACACTCGCTCAGAACTTCATTGATGCTCTTCATGCAAATAGCGTATTGAGTCAACTTGGGATTCAGACGCTTACTGGTTTGGCGGGTGATATTGCAATTCCGAAGGGTGGAACAGTAACGGGTTATTGGGTT